TACATCTTCGCTGGTTACAACCCATCAAATGGTGATGACGCTTATTGGGGCACTGCTCCTCTGGCAACTGGATTCTCAACAGACTTCACTGCTTACACAACTGCTGAAGGTCTTTGGGGGCAAACCGCACAGGGTGTTAAGTTCAGCGCACTTGGCAACGTAAGTTACACCATTACTGGTGGTGTTGATTACCAAGCAGGCGGTGGAATGGAAGCCGAACTCGGTGATCTGGTAACTGGTTACGGTTACTTCGATAACAAGGACGAGGAAGCAGTTGACTTCATCATGATGGGTCCTGGTCTGACAACTGAGTCATCCACTCAAGCAAAAGCAAATTACATCATCTCTCTTGCTGAGACAAGAAAGGATTGTGTTGCTTGTGTTTCACCTCACAGAGCAAACGTTGTTGGAGTTACCAACGCAACAACAGCAACCAATAACCTGCTGAGATACTTCGCTCCTCTGTCAAGTTCTTCTTACGCGGTCTTTGACAGCGGTTATAAGTACACCTACGATCGTTTCAATAACGAGTTCCGTTACATCCCATGTAACGGTGACACCGCAGGTCTGATGGTCAGAACTGGAATCCTCGCTTATCCTTGGTTCTCACCAGCGGGTCAGCAAAGAGGTGTTCTGAACAACGCAATCAAACTTGCTTACAACCCCAACAAAGCACAAAGAGATCTCTTGTACACAGCAAGAGTTAACCCAATTATCAACCAGAAGGGTTCAGGAATTCTCCTCTTCGGTGATAAGACTGGTCTCGGATATGCTTCAGCATTCGACAGAATTAACGTTCGTCGTTTGTTCCTTACGGTTGAGCAGGCACTTGAGGGTGCAGCAAATGCACAACTCTTCGAACTCAATGATGTCAACACAAGATCAAACTTTGTGAACATCGTTGAACCTTATCTCCGCGATGTCCAAGCGAAGAGAGGACTTTATGACTTCTTGGTTGTTTGTGATGAGACAAATAACACTCCTGATGTGATTGACAACAATGAATTCAGAGCGGACATCTATCTGAAACCAACCAAGTCTATCAACTACGTCACCTTGACCTTCGTCGCAACCCGCACTGGCGTTGCATTCGAAGAAGTTGTTGGAACTGTTTGATCATTACTACATAAACACAGGAGGAACTAACAATGGCCGAAACAAGAACCCTTTCACAATTTAAATCTAAACTGGCGGGCGGCGGCGCTCGCCCCAATCTGTTCGAAGTCTCGATCCCCGCTTTCCCTGCCGCAGTCTCTGAGGCTTGGGGAAGTGGAGACGACGGTGAGAATGGAACTTTCAAATTCCTTTGTACAGCAGCACAACTTCCTGCATCAAACGTTGCTGAAGTTGCTGTTCCTTTCAGAGGAAGAAGTTTGAAAGTTGCTGGTGACAGAACATTTGATCCTTGGACTGTCACTGTTCTCAATGATGAGGACTTCAAACTGAGAACCGCTTTTGAGAGATGGGCAAACGAACTGTCCAAGTTGGATGATGCAACTGGAGTTACAAACCCAACCTCTTACATGACTGACGCTTATGTTCAGCAACTTGGAAGAGGAGCAACAGCATTCTCACAAAACAATGATGGTGGGGAATCAGTAATTTTGAGAACTTACAAGTTCTTTGACATTTTCCCACAAACAATTTCAGCGATCGAATTGAACTACGATTCGACCAATGCTGTTGAGAATTTCCAGGTAACCTTCTCGGTTCAGTACTTCACAATCGGTGAATCACTCCAGTCAAGTGGTTCTAACCCAGGAGAGGTTCTGATCAGATGATAAATAACTAGACGACAAGTCTAGTATCTAATAATGGCTGCGAGATTATTTGGTTTCTCAATTGAAGATAGCGAAAGGACTCCGCCTGGCGTAGTGTCTCCAGTCCCACCCAATAACATGGATGGGTCTGAACACTATGTCAGTTCGGGGTTCTTTGGTTCATATGTAGACATCGAAGGTGTTTATAAAAACGAAAACGATTTGATTCGTCGTTATCGTTCAATGTCACTTTATCCAGAGTGTGACAGTGCAATCGAAGATATTGTAAACGAAGCAATTGTTTCTGACACAAATGATAGTCCAGTAACAATTGAGTTGTCGAAACTCAAAGCGAGTGACAACATCAAAAAGAAAATCAGAGAAGAGTTTAGATACATTCTCGAATTGCTTGACTTTGATAAGAAGGCACATGAAATCTTCCGTAATTGGTACATCGACGGAAGACTGTACTACAACAAAGTCATTGACCAGAAGAGACCTCAGGATGGAATTCAAGAACTGAGATACATTGATGCATCGAAGATGCGTTATATGCGTCAGATGAAAAAGAAAGGAAAGAACAGCATTCAATCATTGGAGCAAGTTGCTGGTTCAACAAACCCAGCAAATTACGACTTCCCTGAGATTGAAGAGTTCTTTGTTTACAGTCCCAACCAACAAACTGGTGGATCAGTAAACACTGGATATAACAATGGTCCTGGTAAAGCAATCAGAATGACTCGTGATTCTGTCACTTATTGTACTTCTGGTTTGGTTGACAGAAATAAAGGATCAACTCTCTCTTGGTTGCACAAAGCAATCAAACCTCTAAACCAGTTGATGATGATTGAGGACTCACTCGTCATCTATCGTCTGTCAAGAGCACCAGAAAGAAGAATCTTCTACATCGACGTTGGTAATCTGCCCAAGATGAAGGCAGAACAATACCTTCGTGATGTCATGATGCGTTATCGTAATAAGTTGGTTTACGATGCAAACACTGGTGAGATTCGTGACGACAAGAAATTCATGTCAATGATGGAAGACTTCTGGCTTCCAAGACGTGAAGGTGGTCGTGGAACAGAAATCACAACTCTGCCTGGCGGTCAAAATCTTGGAGAAATCACTGACATTCAATACTTCCAAAGAAAACTTTACAGAGCATTGAATGTCCCTGAGACAAGAATCGAAGGAGAAGGTGGTTTTTCACTGGGTCGTTCTTCTGAAATCCTGAGAGATGAAGTTAAGTTCTCCAAGTTTGTTGGAAGACTGAGAAAGAGATTCTCCCAGATGTTCCAGGATATGCTGAGAACTCAACTTCTTCTTAAGAACATCGTGACTCCTGAAGATTGGGAAGTCATGGCTGATCACATTCAATATGACTTCCTGTATGACAATCACTTTGCTGAACTCAAAGATGCAGAGTTGATGCAGGGAAGACTTGAACTTGCAGCACAAGCAGAACCTTACGTCGGTAAGTATTACTCTCAAGATTATCTGAGAAGACATGTTCTTCGTCAGACTGATGAGGAAATCATTGAACAAGATTATCTCATCGAAAAAGAAATCGAAGAGGGAATTATTCCTGATCCAAATGCAATGGTGATGGATCCTGCAGCTGCAGGTGGAGAGGTTGGCGATCCAACTGTTGGTGGTGGCGGAGTTCCCGATGCAATGCAAAACACACCAATGCCCAAAGATCCAAAAGCACCAGAAATGCCTCCTGGTGGAGAGATCTAAATAAAACTGTAGATTATTTGCCTTTACCATGCCTGCTATGGACGACCTTATGAATTTGCTTGTGCAAGATGATCCTTCATCTGCACAAATCAGTGATCAAATCAAAGATATTCTTTTCTCGAAAAGCGCAGAAAAGATCGAAGCAATCAGACCAACTGTTGCAGCATCAATTTTTGCAGATGATTCTGTAGATCTTGATGAACCAGATGACGAACCCACTGAGTTCGATTCTGATATTGATTTTGACGGCGAAGCCGAAGAAGAATAAATAACTAGATAAGAATATTGTTATCTGAATAATGGCTGCCCTAAAACCAGTTGGTGTAAATACCACACTTTCAACCAGCGGAACCGCTTCAACATCGATTCCGATTGCACAACAATCAGATGCAATTCGTGTTGCATGTGAAGGTGCTGGTGTGCACGTTAAAGTTGGAGGAGATCCAGTTGCAACTGCACTTGATTATTATGTGACAACGGGAGAACCCGAAACAATTAGTATCGGACCCGTTCAATCACAGAGAGTTGTGGGAATCACCACTGGTGCAACAACAACCATTGACTTCCCAGAAGGAACTGGTTGTCCTTTTGCAACTGGTGAATATGTTTCGTTGACAGTTGATGGTCAAAGCACATTTGACTTCTCACATAAAGAGATCACATCAATTGACAACACCTCCAATGTTGGTGGATATTACAACACAAGATGCGTCGTCAATCATGACTCATCTGCTGTAACCGCAACATTCAATGGGCAATCGGCAACTTTGAGAAAATCAATCAAAGTTTCCGTGGTAACAAATTCTGGAACAGGCACAGCCTTTATTCAACAAGTTCAAGATTCCTGAGGCACAATGAAACTAATCAGAGAAGAAATCGAATCGGTCGATTTTATCGTTGAAGAAAAGAACGGTAAAAAGTCCATGTTCATCGAAGGCATCTTCCTGCAGGGTGACCTCAAGAACAGAAATGGCAGAATGTATCCAATGGAAACTCTGAGAAGAGAAGTCCAAAGATACTGCGAGAGCAACGTCCAAACAGGTAGAGCACTTGGTGAACTCGGTCACCCCGATGGTCCAACCGTCAACCTTGACCGTGTTTCACACAAGATCGTTTCTCTGACAGAGAACGGTTCTAACTTCATTGGTAAAGCAAAAATCCTGAACACCCCCATGGGTAACATCGCTAAGAATCTTATCGATGAGGGTGTGAAGCTTGGAGTTTCTTCAAGAGGAATTGGTTCACTGAGACCAACTCGTGAAGGTGTCAACATTGTTGGCGATGACTTCATGCTTTCAACTGCTGCTGACATTGTAGCAGATCCTTCCGCTCCTGATGCTTTTGTTGAAGGTATCATGGAAGGTAAAGAGTGGGTTTGGGACGGAGGAATTCTCCGCGAACAACTCGCACAAAAAACTTACAAACAAATCAACACTCTGGTCTCACAAAGACAGCTTGACGAGAAGAAATTGAATCTATTCAATGACTTCTTGAACAATCTGTAAAGCCAGAATTGATAAATAAATACAGATTAAGTAATAGGTTAATCGGAGAGTTCAAATGTCTCGCGGAGATTTACAAGAAATGGAGCAATCCAAAACTGCTGTGAACGCAAATGCCAAGCCTGCAGAGGCACAAGGCAAGTTGTCTAATCCTGGTGAGGGACTTTCAGCTTCTTATGAAGACCTGGGTGGTCCTACCCCTGAAAACTACAGCCCCACCAACGACTCAGCAAAACTGAGAGAGCCCAAGATCAAGACTGTTCACGATGTTGTGAACAAGAACGCTAAGTCAGTCGCTAAAGAAGAGACTGAGGAAGTTCTGGAAGATCAAGAGGTTGTTGCAGAAGAGCAAGTCGAAGAGGAAGTTGCTGAAGAGCAATCTGAGTTTGACATCGAAGAAGATGTTAACGCTCTGCTGGGTGGCGAAGATCTCTCCGAAGAGTTCAGAGAAAAGGCAAAGGTTGTCTTTGAAGCTGCTCTGAACTCAAAAGCACTCGAAATCGAAGAAGCACTGACTGCTCAGTATGAGCAGGCACTGTCTGAGGAAGTCGAAGCAATGAAGGCTTCCCTGGTTGAGCGAGTTGACGCTTATCTTGAGTACGTCTGCGAAGAGTGGATGTCCGAGAACGAACTCGCTATCGAGCATGGTCTCAAGACTGAAATGACTGAATCCTTCCTGTCTGGCATGAAGGGTCTTTTTGAAGAACATTATGTAACAATCCCTGAAGAGAAATATGATGTACTTGAGAGCATGGTAGAAAAACTTGATGAAATGGAAGAAAAACTCAACGAGCAGATTGAGAAGAACATCGGTTTGAACAAGCGTCTTGCTGAATCAACCGCTGATTCTATCCTCGATGAGATTTCTGAGGGTCTTGCACTGTCTCAGAAAGAGAAGCTCGCTTCACTTGCCGAAAGTGTTGAGTTTGAAAGTGAAGACGAATATCGTGAAAAGCTGGAAACTCTGAAGGAGTCATACTTCTCCAGAACTCCTGCTGCTAAGTCTGAAGCACCACAAACTCTTTCTGAGGGTGTAGACACAACTGTTGAGCCTGTCTCGAACAGCATGGATGCATATCTCAGATCCCTGGGCGCATTCAGAAAGAACTGAATTTAACATTAATTCAAACAAACATCTTTTTTAACGAGGTAAAAGCAAATGTTCCAATCAGAACATCTGCAGGAAAAGTGGAGTCCACTTCTCGACTATGAGGGCCTTGATCCCATCAAGGATTCCCACAGAAGAGCTGTAACCGCAGTCCTGCTGGAAAACCAAGAAAAGTTCCTCCGCGAGGAGCAAGCATTTAACTCAGGTATCAACCTGATGGAAACCCCCACCAACGCTGCTAACGCAGCTGGTGCTTCAGGTGGCTTCGGTGCTGACGCAACCGCCGCTGGCCCTGTCGCTGGTTTCGACCCCGTTCTGATCTCCCTGATCAGACGTGCAATGCCTAACCTGGTCGCATATGACCTGGCTGGCGTTCAACCAATGAGCGGTCCTACTGGACTGATCTTCGCAATGCGCTCCCGTTACAGCACTCAGTCTGGTTCTGAGGCACTGTTCAACGAGGCAGATACCGCATTCTCTGGTCAGGACGACGGATTCGACCTCACCGCTGGATTCTCCGACGTTAACGCTGGTCTGGGTACAACTTCACAGACTGGTACTAACCCCTCGCTGCTGAACCCTGTCGGTACTGCAACCTCGACCTCCTATGACGTTGGTCAAGGAATGGTTACAGGCGATGCTGAGAACCTCGGCAACGGCACTGGCAACCAGTTCAACGAGATGGCCTTCTCGATCGAGAAAGTCACCGTTACCGCTAAGTCAAGAGCTCTGAAGGCTGAGTACTCACTGGAACTCGCTCAGGACCTCAAGGCAATCCACGGTCTGAACGCTGAAGCAGAACTTGCTAACATCCTTTCGACTGAGATCCTCGCAGAAATCAACCGCGAAGTTATCAGAACCATCTACAAGGTTGCTGAGCAAGGCGCTGTTTCTAACACCGCAACCGCTGGTGTATTCGACCTCGACATCGACTCAAACGGTCGCTGGAGTGTTGAGAAGTTCAAGGGTCTCCTGTTCCAAATCGAGCGCGACGCTAACGCAATCGCACAAAGAACTCGTAGAGGAAAGGGCAACATGATCCTCTGCTCTGCTGACGTTGCTTCGGCACTGACAATGGCAGGCATCCTGGATTACACCCCTGCTCTGAACGCAAACCTGAACGTTGACGACACTGGCAACACCTTTGCTGGAACCATCAACGGTAAGTTCCGCGTCTACATCGACCCATATGCTGCTAACCTGGCTGCTGCTAACACTGCAACCAACTCAGGTAATCAGTACTACGTCGTTGGTTATAAGGGTTCTTCACCTTATGACGCTGGTCTCTTCTACTGCCCATACGTTCCCCTGCAAATGGTTCGTGCCGTGGGTGAGGACACCTTCCAGCCCAAGATTGGCTTCAAGACCCGTTATGGTCTGGTTGCTAACCCATTCGCTGAAGGAACAACCCAAGGCCTGGGTCGCCTGCGCGTTAACTCCAACCGCTACTATCGTCGCGTTGCTGTTAAGAACCTCATGTGATCAATTCTCACAAGAGATTTCAAGAGGACCTTCGGGTCCTCTTTTTTTATGTTTCTAAATAAATGAAACGATTATGCCAGAAGAAGAACCACTTTACTCAATGCACATTGACATTGAAGATGTAAAACTTCTCCATAAATCTGTTTGTTTTTATTTGAAGAATTGGCCTGGTTATCCCGAATGTCCAATTGGAGAGCAACAGCATTTGATCGAAATGAAGGAATACCTTTATCGTGCCATTCTTGAGGATATGTACAATAAATAACATCACTCACTTCTGATGTCATGAAGTACATAAAATGGTTCGCTGGAAGTGTTGGTGTAATCATTGCAGTGGCACACATCGGAGTGATTGGACACCTCATCAAAAAAGAACCAATTCAAATTAATTATCCTCCAGCTGGAGATTACACATCATATTCAATCACTGTAAACCCAGACGGAAGTTACACGATTGATTACAAGGGACATGATCCCACTGTTTTGGATAACAAGACTTACACCGATCAATCCAATGGTGTTTTTGGAATTGGTGGAAGATCAACCACAACTGTTGAAAGACAATACATTCCCAACGGAACCCCACAACCACAGGAGGTTGATTCTGAGGGAAAGCCGATTGCGAGGTCCGAAGAGTGCATCAAGGCGGAAGGTGGCGGAGAGAATGCAGGTAGGTTAGTTGGTGCAAGCATTGGAGCATCAATCGCACCATCAATTGCAGGCATTCCTTACATCGGATGGCTCGCAGCAGGTTGGGCAGTAATGTTGGGACAGGATATGGGTTCCAATATTGGTGGTAATGTTGCCACTCAGATTAAAGGCTGCTGATAAATAATTAAAAAACACCATGGCAGTCAATAAGCCAGTTCCTGGACAAATTGAAAATAGAAACTTTCTTGCCCCAACAGGTTTTTTGTTCTCGATCAACAAAGCACCTAAGATTTCTTTCTTTGGCAAGAAAGTAACGATTCCTGCCATGAATTTTGATGTGGCAGAGCAACCAAACTATTTGAGAATGATTCCTCTTCCAGGAACAATGATTGACTTCGAAGATCTGACATTCGATTTCCTGGTGGATGAAGGTCTTGAGAATTACATGCAGATTCAAAACTGGATGCGCGGCATTGGATTTCCAGAGAGTTTGAGCGAAACTTATAATTGGCAGTTGAGTAATGAAAATGAGGATCAACTTCCCATTGAACAACCAGACAAGTCTCAGTTGAATCTTTACTCCGATGCAACTCTGACTATTCTTGACTCAATGAACAATGCTAAGTTCAAAGTCAAGTTTCAGAACTGCTTTCCTTATCGCCTTAGCACATTGGAGTTTGATGCAACTCAAACCGAACTCCAATACTTTACTGCACAAGTAAGTTTCAAATACATGGTTTATAATATTGATGAGATTACGTCCTGTTGTTAATGGTTGACCTTGAAACAATCCAATCGATGTGGGTGAAAGACTCACAGTTGGATCCTGATAATCTCCATACCGAATCACTAAACATTCCTGTTCTCCACGCAAAGTACTACGATCTCTATAACAATATCACTTTGCTAAGAAAGAAGGCAGATCAACAAAGGAAAAACATCCGCCATGAACGTTATGAATATTTCTCAGGTAAAGCAGATCCAGACGTTTATATTAAAGATCCGTTTCCCAAAAAGATTCGAGATAAGGAAACGATGCAAAAGTATCTGGACGCTGATGAAAAACTCTCAGGAGTTTCGTTAAAGATTGAATATTATGATGTCATGTTGAAGTATCTTGAAGAGATTCTAAAGCAGTTGGCACAGAGAACTTATCAAATCAAGAATGCAATTGAATTCATGAGATTCGCAGCTGGCATGGGATAACTAAATAGGTCAGATACATGGTGACATGGCTGACCTCGTTATTGAAAAAGTAAACGAAGTATATCTTAAGATCACAACAGAACCTCACATCGAATATGAACTTAGGGATCGCTTCACCTTTGAAGTTCCCAATAAGAAGTTCATGCCTCAGTATCGAAGAAGAAATTGGAATGGAGACATTCATCTCTTCGATATGAGAACTAAGAGAATTTACATCGGTCTGTTGGATAAGATCGTTGCATTCTGTGATCAGGCAGGATACACTTACTCATTCGAAAATAACAAGTTTTACGGACCACCTTTTGAGGTGAATGAGTTCGTGAGCAAAGGTGGTGTCAAGGATTATATGAATTCTATTACACACCTTCAACCCAGAGATTATCAGATTGACGCCGTTTATGACGCGCTGAGATATAACAGAAAACTTCTAATTTCGCCAACTGCTTCTGGTAAGTCATTCATGATTTACACACTGGTGAGATACTTTGTTGCCCGCAAACAAAAGATTCTTCTAGTGGTTCCCACAACTTCTCTTGTGGAGCAGATGTTCAAAGACTTCCAGGATTATGGATGGGATGCTCAGAATCACTGTCACAGAATTTATGCTGGACGTGAAAGAACTAATGTCAATGAAGTCACCATTACAACTTGGCAATCCATTTACAATCTTGACAGAAGTTTCTTTGAAGACTTCAATGTCATCATTGGTGATGAAGCGCACCTTTTCAAGAGTAAGTCTTTGATTGGTGTGATGACAAAGTTACATCATGCGAAATACAGGTTTGGTTTTACAGGAACACTCGATGGAACTCAGACACACAAGTGGGTTCTGGAAGGACTCTTTGGTCCATCTTACAAAGTCACTCAGACCAAGAAACTTATTGATGAGGGACACCTTGCCACTCTTGACATTCAGTGTGTGGTTCTGAAACACAAACCCAAGAAGTTTGACACATATGAGGATGAAATTCAATATCTGATTTCTCATGAACGACGAAACAAGTTTCTAACAAATTTGACTTGTGATCTTAAGGGAAACACTCTTCTTCTCTTTACGAGAGTGGAATCCCATGGGGACATACTTTACGAAATGATAAATAACAAAGTAAATGAAGGACGTAAAGTCTTTTACATTCATGGTGGTGTGGCCACCGATGAGAGAGAAGAAGTCAGAAGGATCACAGAAGAGGAGAAGGATGCAATTATCGTAGCATCTTTTGGAACATTCTCCACTGGAATCAACATCAAAAATCTTCACAACGTAATCTTTGCTTCTCCTTCTAAATCAAGAATTCGTAATCTTCAGAGCATAGGAAGAGTTCTGAGAAAGGGAAAGGATAAAGTCAAAGCAAGATTGTATGACATCGCTGATGACATTACTCTGAACTCAAGAAAGAACTATACACTCAACCACTTCATCGAGAGAGTTAAGATCTATGTTTCTGAACACTTTAACTATGAGATTGTATCAGTTGATCTAAAAGACTAAGGAGGTGTAAATGATAGAAGATGATTTCTTTGCAACAATCAAACTCAAATGTGGTGATGAAATCTTCTGTAAGGTAGCAGCATCGGATGAAGGTGACAGAACAATGCTTCTGATCTCTAATCCAATTATTGTTGAAGAAATGAAGACCAGAGGACAAACCACTGGTTACAAACTTGAACCCTGGTTGAAGACTTCCACTGAAGATCTCTTTGTAATCAATCTTGATGATGTTCTTACAATGTCTGAATCGGATGACATCACAATGATCATGATGTATCAAGATTATGTTCGTAAGTCAAACAAATCCAATTACTCCAAGTTGGATCGTAAGATGGGTTACCTCGGGAACGTTCATGACACTAAAGAGATTCTAGAGAAGATCTTCAAGATGTCTCCTTCGAAGGATCTCTGAGCTCTAAGCTATTAATTGATCTGAAAGTCCACAAACCTAATTCTATCAATATATCAATGGTTTGTTAAGCCAAAGATAATTTGATAAAATGAATACAGGAATTAACATTATGAATGACGACACTTACAAAGAAATACAAGGTAATGGCAAAGCCAAAGGCAAAAGAACACTACGTAAATAACAAAGACTTCCTGGATGCCATCGAGATCTACTTCGCAGAGGTAAAGAGAGCAGAGGCAGCAGGACTTCCCAAGCCACCAATCCCTCGTTATATTGGTGACTGTTTCTTGAAGATGGCCAACCGTCTGTCTTACAAACCAAACTTTGTCAATTACATGTTCCGTGAGGACATGATCTGTGATGGAATTGAGAACTGTGTTCGCTACATTCACAACTTCAATTCTGAGAAGTCAAAGAATCCTTTTGCTTACTTCACTCAGATCATTTACTACGCATTCCTCAGACGCATCTCTCAAGAGAAGAAGCAACTGGAGATCAAGAACAAGATTTTGGAAAGAACTAACTTTGATGAAGTGTTCGATGCCAATGATCTTGATTCATCCAATTATTCGGATTACAATAGCATCAAGGATGCTGTGCACAGTAAGTTGAGATACTGATGAAAGTTGCCATTATTACGGATACTCATTACGGTGCCCGTAAAGGTTCACAACTGTTTCATGATTACTTCGAAGAGTTTTATAAGAACGTTTTCTTTCCGACTTTGGATGAAGAGGGTATCACCACCGTCATTCATATGGGTGATGCCTTTGACAGTCGCAAAGGAATCGAATTCAAATCACTCACCTGGGCAAAGAGAGTTGTCTTTGATCCTCTAAAAGAAAGAGGAATTGAAGTTCACTTGATGGTGGGTAATCACGACGCTTATTATAAGAACACAAACGAAATCAACGCTGTTGATCTTTTGCTGCGTGAGTATGATAATGTAAACGTTTATTCGACACCGACAGAAGCGAAGATTGATAATTTAGATGTACTTTTTATTCCATGGATCAATCAAGAAAATGAAGAATCAACTGTCAAAACAATTAAAAAGACTCGTTGCTCGTGTGCGATGGGGCACCTTGAACTCAACGGATTTAGAGTTAATCGACAGATCGTCATGGATCATGGTCTGGAAAGCAAGTTATTTGAGAAGTTCAACAAGGTCTTTTCAGGTCATTACCATACTCGATCAACTGACGGACGAATCTTCTACTTAGGAAATCCTTATGAGATGTTCTGGACTGATGTGAATGATCAAAGAGGATTTACTCTCTTTGACACGGACACTCTGGAGCACACTTACATTGATAATCCTTATCGGATGTTTTATCAAATTTATTATGATGACACCGATCACCAACTCTTTGATGCGACACCGTATG